GTGGTACAGCGTTAGCACGTTAGCGTGGTACTGTGAGCGCACGAAGTTAGTTGTGTCTAACTTAGTACCATAGTACTATATAAAATGTTCACAATTTGTTTACATTTTGGTCATACGCTGTTCACAACTGACCTATATAATATACTTAAAGATAAAGGAAAGGAGATATAAAAAATGAAAAAAGAAGTTATAATAAATGGTAGGGCTTTTGCGCTCAAAAAAGTCAAGGGTGAACTGCACCCTAATTTCGTAACACGCGATTTGCGCGAGTGTTACAAAAATCCTAGTATTGCAAAGCAGTTAATATATGATGACTGGCTCGAGTGGTATATGGAAGAGGACAACAATTTTATACTGAAACATTTTAGTATTAATAGTTACAATGTTAATATGTTTACCTTAAGATGTGATGTATATGATATGACTGAAACCTTTATAGGTCAGTTATATATCACAAAAACAAGACAGGAGTTCTGGACTATATAAAAATAGTCGGGTCGGTGCAACTCCGACTCCCTTGTATCTCTGATAGTAATATCAGATAGTAACAATTAATCAAACACAAAAAAGAAAAGGAGACAAAAAACTATGAGAAAACCGAAAATGGTAACTAGAACTATTAAGGTAACAAAATATGAGGTCACTTATTTTGACCTTGAAATTAATGAGGTTAGAAGTGATGTCCTTGAAACAGTTGGCACACCAACCGATAAGGAAATTGAAAAGCAATTCAATATCGAAAATCCTACTTGCAAGTTTATAAAACTTGACAACGTAGAAGTTATCGAAAAACTTTACGGGTTGACAGAGGATATGTTTTTACAGTATGCCGTAGAACTTGATAGCGAAACAAGAAAAGAGGTGAAATAAAATGTCAGTTCAAGATTTATTCAGAATTGTATTGGATGATGAGGAAATAGAAATAGAATTAAATAAGGAAATCGTATGGTTTGGAAAAGTTAAAGATATACCTAATTGTTATTTTAATTGCATAGTGAATTTATTATATTCTGTACCATATGCATGCGAGTCATATATAAGGATTATAATAGATAATGCTGAATAGGTTTAATAAATCCCACTATTGTAAAGAAGCAAATGAACCTGCATATTACAAAATAGTTGATGATTGATTTAATCCTAGTAGCGCACAGCGTGGTGCAAGTCCACGCATAGGCTTTACAATTGAATATAGCAAATAATGAAAAGAGGTGAAACAATGACAAACAATATAAAACTAGGTACGTTAGTAAAATTGAGTGCTACCACTAGCTTTTGGCTACACGACATCCAATATGACATTGACGAGTTCTACACACGCTCTCAAATATTGGAAAACAAGCAACTTTCACGAATGAAAGTGGTGAGTTTTAAAGCATTGTCAGGAAAAGAAATGATATACGTAAAAGTTGAAGAATAGAAAAAGAGGTAAATTATGCAACTATGTGTATTGATGAAATGTATAAACGTTTGATGTTAGAAACGGACAATTTTTCGTAAATTTTAGTAAATTACAGTAAATCAAAATGTGGAAAAGTTCATAAAATGTTCATAATTCTGACATAGCATAGTCATAATCATACTGTACTATATAATATGTAAAGAGGTATTGCACCATTTACAAAAAGTTACGTTTTGCTTTAATACTACAACCGCACTATTGCTAGACAATACGACACTCAATAGTGCGGACTCCTCAAAAAGGCGGTGAATAATGTATGATAGAAACTTTATACGCACAACTTATATCAGACCCTAATACACGCAAGGTATTATGCCGAACAGATAAACGAAACGTCACAACAGAAACAATATATCGTGACGATTGTAAAATCATAATTCGTCATAAATTGGATGATTTCCTCTCATGTCTGATAGTCAAGAGATAGCAAGCTATCACAAAACAGATTGCAAAAATCAACTTGACTAATACACCTATTGGTGTTACAACTTTATTACAAATCACAATACATAGAAAAGGAGAAAAAACTATGAGAAAACCAATGGTCACACGTACAATTATTTCAACTTCAGTAAAAGCGTTATGTGTAAATCCACAGACAGCAGATACTTTTGAGCAGGATTTTATACTTAGTGGTAAAATTCTAGAAAAAGACAAGGCATTAAAGAAAGTATCAAAACTCTATAACACAAATGAATGCACAATCGTTGCAATTCGTGAACTCAAAGAAGTCAACGAACTTTACGGCATGGATGAAGCAGATTTCATCGCAGGCGCAAAGATACTTGACCCTGCTACACGTAAAGAGATTGAAACAGAGCAGGCAGATGCAGAAACAACAGAGCAGGCAGACGCAGAATAAAAAGAAAAGGAGATAAACAAATATGGCAATCACAATTAACACACAATCAAAGGATTTTACAGAGGTAGAACAGTATCTTATGACCCTTGACAGAGGTATCAAATCTCTCAAGGACGTAGAGGACAATACATCTATTCCAGTGGCAGGCTATCTTACATTCACGGATGAAAAAGACAATGGTGATAGTGTCGACATTCTGTCAATCATTACACCTGACAATGAGGTATTCTCAACTCAGTCGGCTACTTTCAAACGTAGTTTTGATAACATTACCAATATCATGCACGGCAAACAGTTTAGTATTATCAAAGTTAGTGGTACAGCAAAGGCAGGCAGACCTTACATTGACTGCGCACTTGATGTGAAATCAGTAAAATAAAATTTTATCTTATTGCTGACCCTTGCTATTAAGTTAGCAGGGGTCTTATTAATTTAGAGAGGAGAGAAAAAGTATGGCAAAGAAACGATTTACAAAAAATCAAAAAGTATTACACGATTTAATGCAAGAATATGCTGATAAAGGTGTTGATGTTTCGTACATTGATATTCCTAAAACTATAACACAAAAGTTTTTAAAAGAAACAAGGGAAGATTTAGAGCAGAGATTTACAGCACAGCAACACGACATTGTAGATACTATTAAAGAAATGTTATATGATTTGCCTAACAGTAGATATGTTTATAATAGTTCATATAATAGAATGAATGAAATATCATTTGAAAGTTTTTATTACAAAGCTATATCAATGATACAAGATAATGCGCAGGAGTTCGGAGAAGCATATTATAAACACTTAAAGGACAATGAAAGTAAAATTATAGAAAATTTAGAAGTAATAACAGGCGATAGCGAAGATAGCAGAATAAGGTCAAACATAGTACAAGCATTAAACATTTTATCTTATAATAATATGTCAAAAGAAATGGAAATTGTCACAGATAATTGGTTAGAAACACTTGCTAATTATAATGAAGAATAAAAAACAAAATGTCAGAAGATTTATGTGCGATTTTGAAACTACAGTTTATAAAGGTCAAACATCAACAGGAGTCTGGGCAAGTGCAAGCGTTGAGTTTTACACAGAAAATGTAAATATTTTTCATTCAATAGACGAGCAGTTTCAATATTTTAAAACATTAAATTGTAACATAGTTGCTTATTATCATAACTTAAAATTTGATGGAAATTTTTGGTTGTCATATTTGCTAACAGAATTAAAGTATGAGCAAGCTATCCATTACTTAAATGATGAACAGACTCAAGCGGAATTTATCAGAATAAAAGATATGAAAAATAAATCTTTTAGATATACAATTTCTGATATGGGTCAATGGTATACATTAACTATTAAAGTTAATAATCACATAATAGAACTAAGAGATAGCTTAAAACTATTACCATTTTCAGTAAAGCAAATAGGAAAATCTTTTAAAACAAAACATCAAAAATTAGACATGGAATACGTTGGTTATAGATATGCAGGTTGTAATATAACCGATGATGAAAAACAATACATAGCTAATGACGTATTAGTAGTTAAAGAAGCACTCGAACAGCTATTCAATGATGGGCATGACAAACTTACAATAGGTTCATGCTGTATGGAAGAATATAAAAAATCTACAGGTGCATATGATTATGAAGATTTATTCCCACCACTTGATGAAGTTGCCATTGATAAAAATATTTATGGGTCGTCAAATGCTGACGAATATATACGTCACAGTTATAGAGGTGGTTGGTGCTATTTAGTAAAAGGAAAAGAAAACATAGTTAGACATAACGGTGTGACAGCAGATGTGAACTCTTTATATCCTAGTATGATGCACTCTCAAAGTGGTAATTATTTTCCAATAGGTAAACCATATTTTTGGACAGGGAATATAATACCTGATGAAGCTATAGGTGAAAATAAATATTACTTTTTAAGAATAAAAACACGTTTTTATATCAAAGAAAATATGTTACCATTTATTCAGATAAAAGGTAATCATTTATATAAAGGCACAGAGTCATTAACAACTAGCGATATATTAAATAAAGACGGGACATATAATCGTTACTATAAAGATAAAAATGGAAACATACACGACAGTACAGTAATAATGACAGTAACTATGACAGATTACAAACTAATGTTAAAACACTATGAACTAGTTGACTTTGAAATATTAGACGGATGTTGGTTTTATTCTGACATAGGAATATTTGATAACTATATCAATCATTATGCAGAGATTAAAATGAACAGTAAAGGTGCAAAGCGTACCGAAGCAAAACTTTTTCTCAATAATCTTTATGGTAAACTTGCTAGTAGTTCCAATAGTAGTTTTAAGGTTGCATATGTAAAAGAGGATGAAAGTATAGGTTTTTATATAGTCCCTGCTAATAACAAAAAGGTGGGACATATAGCCACAGGAAGTGCAATAACATCATATGCACGAAACTTTACGATAACAGCCGCTCAAAAAAATTACTATGGTGTAGATAAAGCGGGATTTATTTATGCTGACACTGACAGTATACATTGTGACTTGCCTGCTGATAAGATAAAAGGCATAACAGTAGACCCGGTAAAGTTTTGCTGTTGGAAACTTGAAAGCAGTTGGGATACAGCTATTTTTACAAGGCAGAAAACATACATAGAACACATAACTCACAATGATTTAGTTCCAGTTGATGAACCATATAATGATATTAAATGCGCAGGAATGCCACAGAAATGTAAAGATTTATTCAACAAATCAATGCAGGGTTATGAACCAAAGGAGAGTGATAATTATACGCAAAGCGAATTAAAATTTTTAGAAACAAAAAGAGACTACAGTGATTTTAAAGTTGGTCTATGTGTCCCCGGAAAATTGCTACCAAAAAGAATTAAAGGTGGTGTGCTATTGATGGACACGACATATGAAATGAGGTGAAACATTATGATAACATTGTTAGTAGATTTATATTACAGATATAAAGCAAAGAAATATGAAAAAACTTGTAATCATATTTGTTGTTTCTGCAAGTACAAATATGATTGTGATTATTTTACAAGGGAGAGATGAATTAATGAATGATAAAATGGAAAAAGTAGTGCAGGAACTACGTAAAAGATTTAGAGGTTCAATAGAATTTTATGATGTGCCATATTCAGAGCAGTATAAAATAGAATATTGCTTAAATGGTTTATACATAGCAAAGTTATTATCATATGATTTTATAAAGAAAAAAGATATAAGAGAAATTGTACTATCATTAAACATATTAATTGCAACAGATATACACAATCATTTTTACAAATAAAGCAAAAAGGCAGGAGTAAAAATTCCTGCCTTTTCTATATCTATAACTATTGCAGAACACAAGCGCATAGCAATTACGACAATACACACTAGCGTTATCTTTCAAACGTGCTACCTAGTAGTATCAAGTGAACATACAACAGCAGATACCTAATAACTAATAGTCTTGAATAAAACTTCTTTACATTTAAGGTTCTTAAATCTAAAACAACCTTTTTCAAAATAGTATCTTAATTGACTGATAAATAAATCATTCTGCTTTAACATAACATAATTAATATCATGGTCATTAACAGTAACACTTATTTTAGTTCTAAAAGTGCTGTCTGCCTTATCATCAATATATAAGAAACCCTGCTCACTAAATTGTTTCACAGCATAGTCATGGTTCATATACCTTAAGGTTGCAATATATTTTCCTTTTCCTACAGGAGTATCAATAAAAGCAGTGTTGTCATTTAAGTACACGTTTTCACTTGAGTATGCGACATATTGATTATTCTTAAATGCTCTATTGAAACCACTCTCTTTTTGTGCTTTACTTGCAGTTTCTATGAAACCACTTTCAAGTACAAATCCGTCACCCTTTAAGAAATTAGTCTCACTGTTTAATCTTTCAGATATTCCTAGTTCTACATAATAAGGATTGATAATACTGACAGCATTACTTAACATATATACAGGAAGATACCTTGCCTGCTCACCATGTCCTCGTGCTATACTTGTATGTACGCTGATAAATTTTCTTATTTCATCGCCACAATAGTGATTGGTTTCACTCTGAAATTCATCAAATAACATACTATCAGTATCACTAAGTAAGTGACTATATTTTTTCAACTGGTCTGCACTATTTAAACTAATAGCATAGCCACAGTGTTGTTCATTCAAAAACAAACTATGATATATACCACTTGCACAGCGTTCACTTTCCATAGTGTAATTACTAAAAAATAATGTTTGTAAATCCTTGAAAAACTTATTAGATACATCATCAAGTTCATAGTTGTACCTATAAATTAAGCAGAATTTTTTACCATATTTTAGAAATCTGTTGATTAATAATCTACCAAAATATGTCGTTTTACCGCCACTTCTATTAGTGGTACATAAAAATAGTTCAGGCTTTAATCCGTTTATATCTTTCATTGATAACAATTTAGTTCCGTCATAGTATTTATTTTCACTCATATTGTTGTACTCTTTTCTTAAAATTAACTATAATTATCTCAATTTATTATATCATATATATTGCAATATTTCAAGTAATATGTTATAATTAAAAAGAGAATAAAAGAGAGGAGATGAAAGTATGGATACATTTCAAATGGTTATGCAGGCTATAACTACAGTGGGATTTCCTATAGTAATGTGTTTATGTTTAGCATGGTATTGTATGAAACTAAATGATACACACAAAGTGGAAACAGACAAGTTTACAACAGCACTAAATGATAACACACTGATATTACAGAAATTATGTGACCTATTAAATGTGGAAAGAAGTGATAAGAATGAATAAAGTTGACACTTACACAGATTATATGATTGCAATAGCAAATGACAATTCACATGGTTATTCACAGATTAACAGAGGTGGAAATCCCGACTTTGATTGTAGTTCATTAGTTGGACACGCACTCGCTAAGGCAGGTTTTAATGTAAATGTGAACAGTACAACACGAAACTTGTACGAACAGTTAAAACGTTGTGGCTTTACTACTTGTAACAGACCTTTTCAAAAAGGTGATATTCATTTAGCAGTAGGACATCATGTTTGTGTTTCAACAGATAGTGAACATATAGTTCATGCAAGTATTGATGAAAGAGGAACTACAAAAGGACGTAAAGCAGGAGACCAAACAGGAAAAGAAATTTGCATAAGAAAATATTACACACCTAGTTATGGTTGGAATTATCATTTACGTTATAATGGTGATAAAGGAAGTGCAGGTTATACTATGAATTTATTGAAAAAAGGCTCATCAAATATTGACGTAACAGTATTTGAAATACTTATGACAAAGTTAGGTTATTACACTGGTAGCATTGATACAAAATATGGTGCAGGTTGTGTAAGAGCTTGTGAGAATTTTCAGTCAAATTATGGACTGACTGTTGACGGAGTATGTGGTAAAAATACATGGAATAAACTTTTTAGTTTAGGTATAAGATAATGGCATGGATAGTTAAAATAGGTTTAGACTCTGCTATGACTCAAACAGAACTTAAAAATAATGCTACTGAATTTTATGGATATTTCAATAATAAAGGTTTTACCATTGAGAGCATATCGGGTATGCTAGGAAATTTACAGCAGGAGTCACAAATAAACCCAGGTTGTAAACAAAAAGGTGGTGACGGATGGGGTCTAATACAGTGGACACCACACACCAATTTAACAAACTATGCAAGCGCACAAGGTTCTGACTGGGCTACTGGTGAAATACAGACACAGTTAATGTGGGAAGAAATTATTAATAATTATGGCGGACAATGGATACCAAAACCCAATAAGGGATACCCTTATACTGGTGAGGAATTTTCACAACTTAAAGATGTAACTACAGCCTGCATGGCTTATCTCATAGAACGTGAAAGAGCAGGTGTAGAGGTTGCAGAAAAACGAGTTGCATACGCTAACGCATGGTATGAGTACCTAACTGGAGTTACACCGCCCACCCCACCTACATCAACCAAGCGAAAAGGTATGCCTGTTTGGATGATGTGTAGACCATTATTTTAAATAGAAAAGAGGTGAGAAAAATGGCAGTACTTTCACATGATGACTTTATGAATGCAGTAAAAGGTTTAGCAGGTGACAACGCTGATGATAATACACTTGCTATGATTGAGAATTTTACTGACACATTCAATGACCTTGAAACACGTGCAAAAGATACCACTGATTGGAAAGCAAAATATGAACAGAATGACAATGAGTGGAGAGAAAAATATAAAGCACGATTTTTTGAGGGCAGTGCAGGTACAGACCCTGCAACAGTAATTGAGAAGCAAAAGGAAGATATTACCGATGATGGTAAGGAAATTTCCTTTGATGATTTATTTAAAGAAAGAGAGGACTAATAATTATGGCTACAAAACCAAAAATTAATACACTTACTAATTCAAGCGTTGATATCTTAAATGCAATAAGAAACAACGCAAGTACAAATTACAAAGATTATGTACCGCAGGCTACAGCAGACTCTGACTCAATCAGAGAAATCGGTGCAGTAATTATGGACTACCCTGCTTTGCAGAATGAGTTTTTATCTGCACTTGTAAACAGAATAGGCAGAGTAATTTTAACAAGTAAATCATACGACAATCCATGGGCTATGTTTAAAAAAGGTATGCTTGAGTTTGGTGAGTCTATTGAGGAAGTATTTGTTAATATTGCAAAGCCGTTTAAGTTTGACCCGCAGGTTGCAGAGACAAATGTATTCAAGCGTGAAATTCCTGACGTGCGCAGTGCGTTTCACATTATGAACTATCAGAAGTACTACAAAGCTACAATCTCAAATGACCAATTGAGACAGGCTTTTCTGTCTATTGACGGCATTACAGATTTGATTGCTAAGATTGTAGACGCTATGTATACTGGTGCTAACTATGACGAGTTCCAGACTATGAAGTATATGCTTGCAAAACATATCTTAAATGGACTGATGAACCCAGTTACCATTCCTGCTATTAACACAGCAAACATGAATAGTATTGTTAGTACTATAAAGGGAGTATCAAATAAACTTACTTTCCTTAACTCAAAGAATAACCTTGCAGGAGTTATGAACCATACGCCTAAGCAGGAACAGTATTTGTTAGTAAATTCAAAGTTTGATGCTACTATGAATGTCGAAGTACTTGCGAGTGCTTTTAACATGGATAGAGCAGAATTTGACGGACATCATGTACTTGTAGATAGTTTTGGTGATTTAGACACTGAGAGATTAAATATTCTCTTTGCAGATGACCCTACCTATACAGAGATAGGACAGGCAGAACTTGAAGCACTTGACGCTATTCCTTGCGTTTTAGTAGATAGTGACTGGTTTATGATATTTGACAATTATCAGAACTTCACAGAGCAGTACAATGGTGAGGGACTTTATTGGAACTACTGGTATCATGTATGGAAAACATTTAGTGTATCTCCGTTCTCTAACAATGCTGTATTTGTTGCAGGAACACCTGCTGTCAAGACAGTTACAGTTACACCTAGTGAAGCTACAGTTAGTGCAGGTGGACAGATACAGTTGAGTGTTACTGTTGATACTGATAACTATGCACCACAGAGTGTTATATGGAGTATTGCTACTGGTGGTGATAAGGCTAGTATCTCAAGTACCGGTATGCTTAAGATTAATAGTGACGCTCAGACAGGAACTATTACAGTTAAAGCAACTAGCACGTTTAATAGTACAAAGTTTGGTACTGCGACTATTACAGTTGCGTGATATTAATACGGCAGGAGAGCATTATTGCTTTCCTGCTATTGTAAAGGTGGTGGAGATATGCAGATACAACCTAATAGTGTTATCAAGATATGCAAGGGTGTACCCTTTGATAATAGTTATAATGATAGTATGTATTTTGAAAGTAAAGAGCAACAGTATAATTATTTCAATAGTAAAGTAAAACACACTATGAATAAAGCTAGTTATACAAGGGTTAATGGCGGTAGTGTACGCTTTAATTTAGTTGCTGATAGCTTATATGATTGTAACTATTTAATGTTTCAAAATACGAGTTATGGTAACAAATGGTTTTATGCCTTTATTACAGAAGTAGAGTATCTAAATGACGGGGTAACAAATGTGCATTTTGAAATTGATGTATTACAAACATGGTATTTTGATTATGAATATCGTATGTGTTACATTGAAAGAGCGCATAGTTTAACTGATAAAATAGGTGACAATATTGTAGCAGAGAGCTTTAATATTGGAGACTATTTTAATACTACTATTGGCAATACTGGATATTTCAATGAGTATTCGGGAGTTGTTGTTTCACCCTATATAATTAGTAAGGGGCAATGGCAGGAAAATTATTATGGAACAGAAGTAAATAATATGCCTAATGCTTGTCACTTTATTGCATTTAAAGATGCATCATTTATCAGTTCATGGTTACAATGGATGACTGATAATAACAAAGACCCTAACAGTGTATCATGTGTATACGCTGTACCTACAGCTTTTTGTAATTTTGGAAATGATAATATAAAAGAACTACCAACTGATTGTCCTAAGAAAACAGTCATAGGAAAAATAAGTAGACCGACAAGGTTAGGAACATATGAACCAAAAAATAAAAAATTATTAACTTATCCTTATTCAATGTTAAGAATAGAAACTTACGGCAGTGATGCAAAACAATATGCCTTTGAATACTTTAATGACCCTATGCACATAAACTTTGATATTTATGCTAATTTAAGTATTAATACATCATTTAGACTAGTACCACTAGGTTATAAAAATGATGCACAAAATTTTAAAGAGTCATGCATAATGACAGACTTTCCAATGATAGCATATAGTATTGACTCTTATAAAGCATGGCTAGCGCAAAACAAAAGTAAATTAGCAATACAAGCGTTTGGCGCAGTAGGTGCAATTAGTGCAGGGTTAGCAGGCGCACAATTAATAGGACAAGCAGAAGCGACATATTTAGGTGATATTAGACGTGGTATTCCTATTAGAGAAGCTATGCATCAAAGGGATGTAAGTACAAGGTATGGTGAACGTAGAGCAGCTGTAGGAAAAACAACAGCAATAGGTGGTGGCTATTCTATAGCAAATCAAATTGCAAGTAACATTGATACATCACATATGCCCGATAGAGTTAATGGAAGTGCTGACGGCGGTATTGAAGTGGCTATGAGAATAAAAGATTTTAATTTTATTCATATGTATGTCAATCCTAATGATGCACGTATAATTGATGATTATTTTACAATGTTTGGATATGCTATTAAGCAAAAAGGTGTACCCACAAGACACGCAAGAAGATACTGGACTTATGTACAAACTAAGGGTTGCAAGGTAGTAGGAAAATGTCCTAGTGATGATATAAAACTTATAGAAGCTATACATGACAAGGGTGTAACATTTTGGACAAGTGATAGTGTAGTAGGAAATTATAATTTAGATAATGCTTGCTTATAATAGAAAAGAGGTGAGACAATGAGTAGAAAAGGTAGAAAAGCACAGTCCGAAGCATTCCTTCAAAATCAGAGAACATATCTACAGTATGTTAATAGGTTGACAGAATTAAGCATTTCAATGTTTGAATGGAAAAACTTACCGAGTACAATTGATGCAAGGTTTTTAGAACTAGCACTTTTCAATGACGGAATGGCAGTATTTTTTAAAGATGAAGTCATGGGTTATTTAGGACTGCAAGTTATGATAGGCGGTAAACTTGATGTTTACAGAATACCTATTACTCGAACAGCCTTTGCACAAAATGGTTATCAGATGGAACTTAACCCTAGCAACAGTGTTATTATTTTTAATAATATGCTACACACTAACAGTATACTTGATGTACAGGAAATGAGTAAAAGGTTGTATGAAATACAGAGAACTATTGATGTGAATGTAATGCAGCAGAAAACACCTAAGATTATTACTTGTACTGAAAATCAAAGGTTAGTAATGAAAAATCTGTATGCACAGTATATAGGAAATGAACCATTCATTTTTGGTGATAAGAACTTAGACCTAAGCGGTATTAAGACACTTGATACTACAAGTCCTTATGTTGCTGATAAGTTGTATGAGTTAAAGACGCAGTATTGGAATGAAGCGTTGACGTACTTAGGTATTAGTAATGTTAATACTATAAAAAAGGAAAGAATGATAACTGATGAAGTACAAAGAAACTTAGGCGGAACTATTGCTAGCAGGTATTCAAGATTGTTTATGAGACAGCAGGCTTGTGAGCAGATTAATGAAATGTTTGGACTTAATATTAGTGTTGACTATCGTGAGGATATGCAGGTGCTTGATACTTATGACGCTTATGAAGCAAATTTAAGTAACGAAATTGACATAGGCAAAGGTGGTGAGAATAATGAGTAAATATACAACAGAGGTGCGATTTATCTGTGAAAACAGTGCAGGATTGAGTGAGAGTGAGGGTGCAGATAATGTTGATAGTGTGCTAGATAGATGTTGGAATAAGGTTTTTAATTTCGACTTTCCTATCTTTGATGAAAACTATAGGCAGATTTTGTGCAGGAAGATATTGAAACATTATTACACAAGGGAGATTGCCCATGAGACTGTAGGCAGGTGGAAGTTAGCGCTTAATGCTAAGCTCAATGAGATTATGCCTTATTACAATCAGTTGTATAAAAGTGAGTTGCTTGAGTTCAATCCTTTTTATGATGTTGATTTAACTAGAAGTAGAGAGGGTAGCGGTACTAGAGATACGACTGGTAGTAGTACTAGTAACAGAACTAATAGCAATACAGAGACTAATAAGAATGAGACTAAAGATGTGAATAGTGCTAGTGGTACAAGTAATACTGATACCTTGAATAGGTTTAGTGATACACCACAAAATAGCATGGACACGCAAGGTATTGCTAATAGTGTGCCTTTGACTACAGTTACTAAGGTAAATGAAGATAATACTACAACTAATAATAGCACTGATACGATTACAAGTAATGGAAGTAGAACTGGAAATGGTACTGAGAATGTTACAGGTAGTAATACGGAGAATATTAATAGCACTGATAAGTATATTGAAACAGTTAAAGGTAAACAGGGAACAGAAAATTATAGCAGTTTATTAAAGAAATTCAGAGAGACTTTTCTCAATATTGATATGATGATTATTGAGGATTGTAGTGATTGTTTCTTTACTTTATGGTAAAGGGAAAGAGAGGTAGAAATGAACGATTTAAGACCATTTAGATTTTGGTGCCAAAAGGTGTTACCATTGGTGTATGATGATAGCTTAAGTTATTATGAGTTACTATGTAAAGTTATTGATTATTTAAATAAGACAATGGAAAACGTTAATGAATTAAGTGAGAACTTTGATGAACTACAACAAATGTTTAATACACTTAAAGCTTATGTCGATAATTATTTTAATAATCTTGATGTACAGGAAGAAATCAATAATAAACTTGATGAAATGGCAAAAAATGGAACATTAGAAAAAATGATACAACCATATATTGATGATTTCATTAATAATACTTATAAAATTATAGGTTTCCCACCTTTGCATAGTGGTAATGACCCTGAGGGTTCTTGCGGATTTGCAAAAATTAGTAGTGATAGTTGCATACTATTTGATTTAGGTTATACTGCGAATTATGAAAGCATAAAAAATTATTTGTATAATTTAGGAATAACAAAAATAAATGCTATTGTAATTTCTCACTATCATGATGACCATGTTGGAGATATTACACAATATGTAAGAGATTTTGATGTTAGTGATTGTACATTATTTTTGCCACTAACAACTAACAAATTTGAACATGTTGTTGAACGACATAATAATATTATTAATGCTTATAATTGGAAACAAGTTATATATCCTAACGCTTTTGAAACATATAATGTTGATGTTTATAATTTAACATTCGCTAATTGTGGACCTATTGCTATTGCACACTGGGATGATAATACAAATGATTATAATAATTATTCAATGGTAACTTATTTAAAATATAAAAATACTTGCGTATTATATACAGGTGATATTAACATTGAAGCACAGAATTATATATATGATAATAACTGGTATATGCCTACAGATATAGTTACTGCACCACATCATTCAAATAATTATAGTGTAAATAGTGGTTTATTAATGGAATTATCACCTAAAAATGTTTATGTTTCTGATAGTAAAGGTGTTAATGTTAATATTGGCTATCAAGATAATTTTACACAGGGATGTAATATTTTTGGTGCTAATATGTATCGTAATACTAATAATGATGGTGTATTATTTCAATTATTTAAAAATGGTACTACAATAACAAACGCATTAGCTCAACCTTGTCAAATGACTGGTTATGCAGGAACTATAGATTACTACATTGATAGTACTTATAATGGAAATAAAAATACAGGCTCAAGTAAACATCCATTTACAAGTATTAGAAGTGCTATTGGTAGTTGCAAAATTGGAAATACTTATAATCTACACATTATAAATTGCAATGAGGAAAATATATATGCACGTAATATCAGTAATGTTAATTTTTTAATTGATAAAAATATAAAGTTAGGTTCATTATCTTTTAATGGGTGTAATAATATTACTTTTTATAATCTTAAGTCTGTAACTATTTCAAGAAATATAGAAATAGCAAATTGTAATAACGTACAATTAAGAAATTTTATTGGAATACTAAGATTTGTCGAAAATTCCAATAATGTGCATATAAGAGATTGTAGCTTAAATAGTTATAATAATAAGTATTTTACAACAGTATATAATTCTAATATTACATTTAATAACCTAAAAGTTATATCTAATGATAATAAGGCAAGCACATTTATACACTGTGAATTTTCTAAAATAATATTTTTAGGATATAGTTTTAATACGTTTACAGGTGTTAATATATTTGAAATAATAAACAGTACAGTAAATGCGGGTTACGACTTTATAAACAAAGATTATGCTAAACAGGTATATGGTAATAATACAAATGTAATATTATTATATATAAGAGGTGAAACTAAATATAGTATATTACATAAAGGAGAATGGCACGACATTACCTAACTGAAAACACCTAAGCATGTGTATAAACTGCTTATTTTTAATGTCGTGCTAACGCTGTACCACTGCGCAGTGTCAACCTTGTACCGCATGGCGGTACGGCGTAGGTACCAAA